ACAGGTTAACCACGACACATTGTTAAACTTTGTAGCCAACGAGCACATCAACCACACTAGTGTGTCTATTACAGCCGGTAATGGTCTTACTGGTGGTGGTACGATTGCTGCAACAAGAACAATTGATGTTGGCCCAGGTACAGGCATCAAAGTAGCAGCAGATACAGTATCGATCGATTCAGCTGAGATCAGCCTCTATGCTCCACCAATCAGGGCACTGTTTAGCGGATCAAATGGCGTAAACTATAACAGCTCTACAGGTGCCTTTGATGTAAATGAATCACAGGTTAACCACGACACATTGTTAAACTTTGTAGCCAACGAGCACATTAACCACACTAGCGTAACACTTACCGCTGGAAATGGTTTAACTGGTGGTGGCGACATTTCAGCTAATAGAACATTTGCTGTTGGAGCTGGTACTGGTATAACTGTTAATGCTAATGATGTTGCTGTAAATGCAGCTGCTGTTAATCACGATGCCTTGTTAAACTTTGTAGCAGATGAGCACGTTGCTCATGGAACTGTAACATTAACAGCAGGTAAAGGTCTTAATGGTGGAGGCACAATAGCAGCCTCAAGAACATTTAACATTGATTCTAGCGAACTTACGTCAATGTTTGGTGCAACAATCTTTACTGACATCAAAACCAGAGATGGTGCTGGAACTGGGCTTGATGCAGACCTACTAGATGGACAGCACGGATCTTACTATAGAATAGATGTATACAACAGTGCAGGGAGCTTGCTCAACTAATGGCTTCACCTAGTTCAAGACAAACTCTAATCGATTATTGTAAACGCAGGTTGGGAGAACCTGTGATTGAAGTTAATATCGATCAAGATCAATTAGAGGACAAAGTTGATGATGCTCTGCAAATATACAGAGAGTTTCATGACGATGCACTTGTTAGAACGTATCATAAACAATTAATCACAGCATCTGATGTGACAAATGAGTATGTAACTTTAAATTCTGAAATAGCTTATGTGATGTCAGTATTCCCTCTTGCTTCTTCGTTTAATACAGCAAGAAACTTTTTTGACATCAAGTATCAAATGATGTTAAACGATATTGCTGATATGCACAACTACATGGGTGACCTTGCTTATTATGAACAAATGCAACAATATTTGTCACTGCTTGACATGAAACTAAATGGAACAGTACAAGCAACATTTTCAAGAAGACAAAACAGACTTTATATTCACGGTGATTTTAAAGACGGTGACATAGAAGCAGGAGATTACATTGTAATCGAGTGTTTAAAAGAAGTAAGTACTACTGATCACACCTCTATTTTCAATGACATTTTTATGAAGGATTATACAACAGCTTTGATAAAGCAACAATGGGGTGCAAATATGATGAAATTTGAAGGCATGCAACTTCCAGGGGGTGTAATGTTCAATGGAAGACAATATTATGATGATGCAACAGCAGAGTTGGAAACACTTAGGGAGCGAATGAGGCTCGAGTATGAGCAACCTGTAGACTTTCTTGTGGGGTGATTTATGCCATTAAATCAATATATCAGTAGGGGAGTCCGATCTGAAGTAAATCTACTACAAGATTTAGTCATTGAATCTCTCAGAATGTACGGCCAAGATGTTTACTATCTTCCAAGAACTTTGGTCAATGAAGATAGAATATTTGGCGAAGACGTACCTTCAAAATTTAGCTCAGCATACAAAGTAGAAATGTACATTGAAAACACTGAAGGTTTCGATGGTGAAGGAGACTTGTTTACTAAGTTTGGTGTGGAGATAAGAGATCAAGCTACTTTTATTTTAGCAAAAAGATCATGGTTAAAGATGGTAGCTATTCCAGACACTACTATGGACGATCAAAGTAGACCGCAGGAAGGCGATCTTTTGTATCTTCCCATGTCAAATTCTATGTTTCAAGTGAGTCATGTGGAACATGAACAACCGTTCTATCAGCTAAATAATTTGTATACATACAAGTTAAGAGCAGAACTATTTGAATACAATGATGAAGATCTTGATACTGGAGTTGTTGAAGTAGATGATCTTGAAAGAGATTATTCTTACACATANAAAGTTACAGTACCACGTCATAAAAAAGCAACAGGAACACCGACGATACAATAATGGGACGGCTAACAAACATAGACATAACAGACTCTGGGTTTGGATACTCCACAGCCCCATTGATTACTATTGGTCCGCCCACTGCTGATTCTAGTAATGCTGCTGCTACATTAACAAGAGATACAATTAACAATAGAGTAGCTTCTGTTACTTTGACAGATTCTGGTCAATACTATATTAGTCCACCTACTACGACAGTTAGTTTACCCACTGCAGATTCAGCTGATGCGGTAGCTACTGTCGATTTGCACAAAGCTCTCCAGGTCATTGGTGTTACAGTAATTGATTCAGGTGGAAATAAATTTGTAGTAAACTCTGTCACACAAGATACTATTGTAGCTAATGAACTATCGACTTATAGATTTGATCAATCGGATTCTAGCAACTCTGGTCACCCTTTACGCTTTTCCACAGTTTCTGATGGTACCCATGGTGGAGGTTCTGAATTTACGTCTAATGTAACTACATTTGGTACACCAGGAACACTTGGTGCTTATAGTGAAATTGTAATGCCAAGATCGGAAAGAAAGCTGTACTACTATTGTTCCAACCATTCAGGTATGGGAGGACCAATAGTAATATCACATCGAGTGATGCAAGGCATCTCATTAACTGATGGGGGAACATATTACACATCAGCTCCTAATGTTAACTTTATTACATCCCATAATCTTCCCACTAACTTTAGATCAGGTGTGGAATTTGATTCGGATAGAGGCAGATTTTATCCTACAGCAAATTTTGGTGAACGATCATATGTGTTAGACAGTGCAGGTGGTGATTCAGATTATCCAAACTTTACTGACTCAAGTGATAATCCTTCTGTCACTATAAATCAAAAAATTGACTTTTGGCTTTATAGTCCTGGTTCTAGAACAAGTGATATTATATGTTTTGTGGGTCATAAAGATTCTGCTGCTGGTACAGCAAGTAAGATAAGAATGGAAGGTCAAAATTTAAAATGGCATTATATTAAAGCAGATGGTACTGGAGATTCAATTGGATCTACCAGCAATCCTATTACAGCAAACACATGGCATTACGTTCAACTACAGATTGATTCTGCTGGTAACTACAAGATGTACATTGATAGTAGTCTTGAAGATTCTAGTCCTGTTAGTGGAACTCCAGGACGATTGATATCTGGTAAGACACGCTTTCTCAATAGACCTGCAAGTGCTGACATAGCAATTAATGCGTTTAGATACACTCTTGGATCAGAAGCAAATACTATCTTCACTTCATCTCTTCCAGATTCTGACAGAAATCCTTATGATGACAACGCAGATAGTGATTTAAACTATCTTAACTTTGAGCAAAGAGAACCATCAGCAACAGCAACTATATCCAACGGCCAAGTTACAGGTGTATCTATAGATACTAAGGGTGCTTACATTGATTCTGCTAGGATAAGTTTTGATAGTGCTGGAAAAGGCACAGCAGCAGATTTTAGAGCAGTAGTAACTCCAATTGTTGATAGTAGCAGAGGAGGAACATTATCTTTTTCATTGACAGACAGTGGTCAATTCTATACTTCTGGAACTCCAACTGTTACCGTTGGTGCTGCAAACGGTACTGCATCTGATTACACAGCTTTAGCTACTTGTACTATTGATAGCGCCGAGCGTAAAGTTAATTCTATTACAATTACATATGCTGGAGCTGGATACAGAGTAGGATCGTTTCCGACAGTTACATTTGCCGCGCCACCCAACACAGATATTAAGGCTGGAGATTCAGCATCACAAACTTTGGCCAGTGGAGTGATAGTTAATGGTGAGGTTGCAAAGTATTCTGATTCTGATGGAATTCTTCATTTAATTCATGTAGGATCAGATGATAGTAGCTATCAAACATTTGTTGCTGGTAGGAATATAACTTTTGGTGGAGAAAAAAGAGAGCAGTTTACAAGACTTGTATCAGCAGTTTCTGAAGATAATAAAATTGCCAGCAATGAACAGAATACCGACTTTGATAATATAGAAGCAGGCTTCTTAGATTTCTCTGAAACCAATCCATTTGGAGATCCTCAATAATGTTTGGAACTCATTTTTATCATAGAAGAGTAAGAAAAAGCGTAGCAGTGTTTGGCTCGCTTTTTAATAATATTTACGTTCTTAGAAAAAACAGCTCTGGTAATGTTATAAGTTCTGTTAAGGTTCCGCTTTCCTATGCTCCAAAGGACAAGTTTATTGAACGTGTTAGAGAAGTTCCTGATCTTAGAGAAGATACAAGAGTTGCTATAAAGCTACCAAGAATGTCATTTGAAATTATTGCATTTGATTATGATGCTCAAAGACAACTTCAAAAAACAAATGCTTATTCTAGGCAAGGAAGTGCTAACACTGCTAGAGAAAAATTCTTCGTACCTGTTCCATATAACATAAATTTTCAGCTGAATGTCTATGCTAAGACGCAGGATGATGCATTACAGATAGTTGAGCAAATTGTTCCGTACTTTAATCCTCAGTATACTCTCACCGTAAAGCCATTTGACAAATTCCCATCTATCAAAGAAGACACTCCTGTTATATTGAATGGAATAACTTTTAGTGATGACTTTGAAGGTTCTCAAGAGCAACGAAGAACTATAATTTATACACTAGATTTTACTATGAAAATACAATTTCATGGTCCAAATAGTACAACTGACATTATTAGACAAGTTGACGTTAATCTAGGAATCAAGGGTGGTGGTTTAAATGACTCTGATGTGCTCACAGAAAGAATAAGAGTCGTACCTAACCCAACTGATGTTAATCCAGACAGTGACTTTGGATTTGATGATAGCGATTTTACCACGTCAATTACAATATTAAGTGACAGCGCATGACAAATAATAACATAGATAATGACATAGAGTTTGCTAGACGTAACTACTATGATATCCTTACCAAAGGATCTGAAGCTATGGAAGAAATGATGGAAGTGGCAAGAGCTACTGAACATCCCAGAGCGTTTGAAGTG